AATTTGTTACCCACAGAAGTAGAAGGACCACACTATCAAGGTGACGTAAGAGATATTCTTTATGATGGATTTGATTTGATGGTAGCCCATCCGAGTTGTCAACACCTTGCAGTATCAGGCAGTAGGCATTTCTGGAGAAAACAAAAAGAACAAAAAGAATCTTTAGACTTTGTAAGACTGTTAATGAACGCACCGATCAAAAGATGGTGTATAGAAAACCCTGTGAGTATTATAAGTTCTGCCATAAGGCCAGCAGATCAGACAATACAACCTTGGATGTTTGGACATGGAGAAACAAAGGCAACCTGCCTATGGCTTAAGAATCTACCCAAATTAAGACCTACAAACATAGTTGAGGGTAGAGAACCAAGAGTACATATGATGCCACCAGGACCTGACAGGTGGAAAAACAGATCACGAACTTATAATGGGGTAGCACTGGCAATGAGCCAGCAATGGACAGAAGATGCACCTCTTCAGTTAAACTTTCTTGAACAATATGCAACCGCTTCCTGAGAAACTACAAGACTTTAGATATTTCCTGATCATTACTTGGCGACATCTTAACCTGCCAGATCCTACACCAGTTCAATTAGACATAGCTGAGTATTTACAGTATGGACCTCGTAGAAAAATCATACAAGCGTTCAGAGGTGTTGGTAAAAGTTGGATTACATCTACTTACGTTGTTTGGAAACTAAGAATGAATCCACAACTAAAGTTTCTTGTTGTCTCTGCAAGTAAGGATAGAGCAGATAACTTTTCTACTTTTACCATGCGTCTTATAAACGAGATGCCAATATTAGCTCCATTACGTCCAGAAGACTCTCAGAGAAACTCTAAGATAAGTTTTGATGTTGGCCCTGCATCTGCTGACCATGCCCCTTCAGTAAAGTCTCAGGGTGTTCTAGGACAAATGGCAGGTAGTAGAGCAGATGAAGTTATAGCTGATGACGTGGAAGTACCAAATAACAGCTTTACCCAACCGATGAGAGACAAACTTAGTGAAGCTGTAAAAGAATTTGATGCCATCCTTAAACCAAACGGTAAAATAACCTTTCTCGGTACACCACAAACAGAACAATCTTTATATTTAACCCTAGAAGAACGTGGATATACAACTCGCATCTGGACTGCACGTTATCCAGACCTTAAAAACAACTATGGAGACAGATTAGCTCCTAAGTTAGCTCAAAGGCTATCAGAAGAGCTTGTAAAGCCTAAAGATCCTGTTGATCCTGATAGGTTCTCTTCAATAGATCTAATGGAACGTGAAGCCTCCTATGGACGTTCTGGGTTCTCTCTACAGTTCATGCTAGACACTAGCCTTAGTGACCAGGATAGATACCCTCTCAAGCTTTCAGACCTTATCATCAGCAGTGTTAATCCAGATCATGCACCAGAAAAGGTAATCTGGTCTTCCTCTCCCGAATATGTCATCAAAGAATTACCCTGTGTAGGGTTTAACGGTGATCATTTCTATCGACCTGCCCAACAATTTGGTGATTGGATTGAATATACAGGCTCAGTGATGTTCGTAGACCCCTCAGGGAAGGGAAAAGATGCCACAGGTTATGCCATAGTAAAAATGTTAAACGGTAACCTATACGTTCCTGACGCAGGGGGACTTAACGGTGGATATAGTGACGCAGTATTAACAACATTATCCAAGATAGCCAAGACAAATAAGGTAAATACCATCCTCGTTGAGTCAAACATGGGTGGTGGTATGTTTGCAGAACTCCTAAAACCCTTCCTTATGAGGTATCACCCCTGTGAAGTCAAAGATGTACGCAATACAAAGACTAAAGAATTAAGGATTATAGACATACTAGAACCTGTAATGAACTCTCACAGGCTAATAATAGACAGAAAAGTGGTAGAGAAAGACTATAGATCAAACCCCAACGAAGCTCCAGAAAGAAAACTAAAGCTACAACTCTTCTATCAGATGTCTCGTATTACCAAACATAGAGGTTCTCTAGTACACGATGACATCTTAGACGCTCTATCAGGTGCAGTAGCCTATTGGACTGACTATATGGCTCAAGATGAAGACAGAAATATAAGATCAAGAAAAGATGAACTTATGGCAATGCATCTTGATAATTGGGGTTCCTCTATAAACAACACTGTCACCCAAACAGCACTAGGTTTAACTCCTGCACAGATAAGTAATTCTAATACCTCCACCGATGGATTTATAAATAATTCTTATTAGGTACTATTCTTGGATAAACTTGGGGGGGATAAAGGGGGGGTTCATGCGTATAGACCACAAAGAAACTAACAACAGACAACACAGAAACGACCAAAGTCATAGAATCCAACACAGAATAGCAGCCCACAGCATTATCCATTAGACTATTAACCATAGGTCATCTACATAAAGACCTAACTTAGACCCCTATAGATCACTTCTGGGCAGATCTATAGGGGTTCTATAGGTAATCTATAAGTTACCTATAGGTAATCTATAAGTAACCTCAAATAATTTTGGAACAAAAATTTGAAGGGTTTACGCATATATATAAAATTTATTTTTCCCCCTTCTATGTAATTTTTTTTGTCAATTTATAGTATAACTAGGCTTTTTATTTAGTAGTACTGTCATAGAGACAGCACTGCAAGATAGTCATAGCTAGGGTTCTGGGAACTTTGGACAAACTTTTGGACAAATTGGACATAAAAAAGGAACTATGGGGACTGTATAGAGGTCTATTGTTACAGTTTGTTAAGTTTATTTGTATCTATTATTTATCGATAACCACTCTTAGTAATACTGTATACAGTACTAGCTAACTAATAGTTAACTAATAGATAGTCAGTACTAATCCCAGAACCTTTTAAAAATTATGTCAGCCTATCTAACATCTAATGATGTGTTGAATGCTTTATCAACATTCTTTGGTGATTGTTATTCCAGGGATGGATACAATGCCAGGACTGTTTTAGAGAACTGTGTATTTAATTCTATGAGAGTTAAATACCCAAAAGAGGATTATCAAACATTAAGGACAGATGCAGCAGCAGTAGTGTCTATTGAATACAAAGCCAACTATTCAGAATATAAAAACTTAACCTGGTCTTATCTCTGTTATGTTTATTTACTAAAAGAGAATGAAGACAGTCTAAAAGCTTTATATCCTGGTCAATCTGATATGTGGGTTAATGATTATAAATTTAAAGTTAGCTCAACAGTCAGAACATGGTTAAGAGATAGAGACACCAAAGGACTTGCAAGCTTAACAAGCATGCTTAATGGTTATGATTACCAATCATGTGAACATAAAGACTATGAAAAGTCTGTAGGTTATTTCTTACAGCAATCAATTAAGAATGGTCTTTTAAAATTACTTATTGACTATCAATTAGAAGACGATCAACCCTGGTCATCCTGGACTGATCCACAACTAGAAAGCCATGTAATGTGTCTATCTGATATGTTGTAAAGCTCTTAGACAATCCTTTAAAGGGCCTACGGGCCTTTTAAAGGGTTCTCTTAATAAGTGAACCTTAGTAGTTCTTTCGTAGCTCTTTAGAGCTACAGGGGAACTACAAACACTGCCCAGTTATTAATTATTAATCATGCTTACAAAGCTTGAAAAAAAAGAATATAGAACACTAGGAAAAATTATTCTTAATGGTTCTATTGATGAGGTCAACAAAATAACATCACGTTATTTAGAACTAAATCAAAAAAGATATAACCCTTTTTATGAGAGGGTTACAAAATGATTATTAAATCAAATAGCACTTTTTCATTAGTGCAGACAATAACAGACCAACTTTTATTAGTTGTTAATGGTACTGTCTCTAACTCTCAACCTGTTATCAAAACTTGGCACATATCACAAAAGAATGATGCTATTAATGAATTTAACAGGGTTACAGGGATTATAAAATGACTTCTTTTAATAGTGTTGCTAGAAAGCATCAGCTAAGAATAGCTAAACAAACAATAAAGAATCCTTACTTAGCTTTGTTAGGTGGGATGTCCTTAGAAGATGCAGAAAGGATAGTTATGGAGTCTAAAAAATGACTCCTAACAATCACTATGAAGAGAGTCTTAAAAAGGCTCTCAAACAACAAGACAAAAAGATTAAAGAAGCTTACATAAGTGATTCCTGGATGTTTGATGAGACCATTACAAATGAATCATTAATGCAAGAATACAAAAAAATAGACAAGCCTAATTAATTTTAGGCTTCTTTCTTTTTATTTTTTATTATTCTTGGTCGTTATTATCCGTAGCAAAATTTTTAATGAACCTTTTAAGAATTTTTTTATTTTGAATTTTTAATAGGTTCTTTATGAACCTAGTCCTAGATTATTATTTTTATGAAACTTTGTAGCAATCAGAGTATCCCTTGCGAATATTTAAAGGGAGCTTGTATCTTTTTATCCGATGAGGATGAGGGGAGGTATATAAAAGACGTGTGTGTTGACCTGGAAAAACATTCTATTATCTTGATTGATGATGATGGTAATGGAATGTATTGGGAAAGCTTACGCAATGCGTCTATCCAATTCCAGGGGGGTAGATAAATGAAACCTCAGATAATGACAGCCGTACAAGGTGAAAAGGTTATTGACATCAACGGCACACCTTTTGTTGTACCTAAAGAATGTATAAGTGATGATTCACAATTAGTTAAATGTGAATTTTATATGCTTAGTGATGACTTGGAATTTTTAAAGCAGATGTTTTTGGACGAGTATGGTGATTGGAATATTAGTAAAAATAAAATACTTGAAGATCATCCTGATACAAACAAAACACCTTTAAGTTATTTTCGTGTAATTGATTGTGAGAATATGATGGAGCTATTTCAAAGGCTTTACCACTACCTAAAACCTTTTAAAAAGGAGGATAAAACCAATGAGTGATTATCCGTACAACCTTACAGCAATAGCTACTCATTTAAGGGAGCTTGCACAGTCTATTGCTAAGAAATTAGACATAAGTGAGGAAGATGCCTGGGATCTTTGCGTTGAAAAACTAGAATATAAGTTTTCGTCAATGAAAAGGGAGGAAGATTAATGCAAGTAGATGTTGAACTTATGGAAGCTGGT